TAAACTCAAATGACGAGCAGACCCACGGTGGCAGCGTTCGTGCGCATGGACCCGAAGCTAAAGGACTGGATCGTGGCCGAGGCCCGTCGGGCGCGCACGAGTCTGTCGCGCTATATCGAGGACGTGCTCGTGCAGAAGATGACGGCTAAGCGGCGGAAGGCGGTGAAATGACCCTCGACTCAATCGAAAACGAATGGAAGCGGTGCGCCCACCCGGGGATGCAGATGCACAAGGACACGGTATTGAAACTGGTGGCCGAGGTGCGGCTGGCGAGAAGGGTCTTGCTTTGGGTACCCCTAGATTCCATCAATTACCGAGAGTATGAACAGTTCCGCCAAACCGAGGCCGTCGATGCGGGGGAGACGACGTGAGGACCGGAGACGAACCCAAACGTGTCTTTATGTGCGGCGTCGACTGACAGCATGAGTTAGGACAGGCCGCCGGTGGTACGCGATTTTTCGGGACAGCGGGCGAATGCGCCGAGGCTTATCCCTGTACCGAAAAATGCGGCATCGTCGAGCTTGAGGTGAAATTGATCAGCTGGGTTAAGGAGCAGAAACTTTGACCACAGAACCAACCACCACGCGCCTGTGCATCTGCGGCTGCAACCGCCAGTTCACCGTACCAGAGGGTAGCACTAGGCTCGCAGCTACCGTAGAGTGCCGCGCTAAGATAGCACAGGCGGCGGCAGTCAAGGCGTGCGAGCGATTCCAGCGGGCGATAGGGAAGAGGCCGTAATGAAGTGTCAGCGCTGCGGCGAGCTGAAAATCACTAGGGATAAGTATCCATGACCCAAGGCCGGATCGCCAAGGCACTAGAGAAGGCGCGCATCCCAGAGATTGTATCGCTCGATACGAATTGGGAGGCGACATTGGCCGTGATTGAGGCGGCGCAAAAATATTCCCAGATGCCGTGTGCAAATGGCAAGGGGATTGTAAGCAAGAGCAGACACAATTTGGTTTTGGCCCTCACAGCGTGGGCCGACAGCGTGCTGGGGCGGGAGGGGGAATGAATACTTTAGGCTTGATATTGGCCTTCGTTATTGTTGGCATCCTTTGCTACTTAGCGAGGGACTTATGACCCAACCTAGCGCCGAGGAGCTGGTTAAGAAGTGGCGTGATCTCGCTGAAAACCTAGCGCCTGATTATAAAACCTGCCCGGCATTGGCAGAAGCCGCCGACCTGTGCGAGCGGCTGGTGAAGAAGCGGGATGAGGCTGTGATTGACAAAGCCGTTTGGAAAGCTGAATGCGACGCTCTCAAGGCCAAGCTGGAGAAGGCGCGGACAGCATTAGAGGATGTTGTTAAATGGGAAGATGATCCGCGTGGCGCATCGAGGCTTGAGAAGGAATGTCGCGCGCGTCACGCTGATTTTGTTGATTTAAAGAATCGCGAAGTTTCGACGCATGAAAAACTCGCCACGGCCGTTGAGGCGCTGAAAGAAATAGCCGGCTCTATGCGCTGGGGCGAAGACACTGCAATCAAGCGCACTATAACTGCGATGCAAGATGGCGCCCGCGCCGCGCTGGCTAAGATAGGTGCGCAGTGACCAGCAACCACATCAAAGGCTGTTACTACGGTGGCCACGGGTGGACATGGAATGATTGTATGTGCAACGAGGTCCACGATGCAGTGCTAGCCGAACTCGCAACCGCACGCGAAAAGCTTGTAGTGGCCAGGAGTGCCTTTGACGGCTGCGTGGACACAATCACAGCATTGACCACAGAACTCGCCACCGCGCACACGCAAATCGCCGCCGCCGACAAACTGGCGCGCTGGCTCCGCACGCAAACCTTGGGCCCCAGGACGCAGAAGGCGTTTGAGAACTATGTGAAAGCGAGGAATGCCAGCAGTGAAAACGAATGCGAATAAATCCGCGTGGGTGTGGATGCCGCACGCTGGGCATTTCATCTGTGGACTGCCGCTTCCACCTCAATACCAAAGTGGGGCTGGTAATCGTGAGTACAGCGAGAGCCAAGGTGTCGTGTGATGAAGTTAAAGAATATTTTGAAATTGCAAAGAAGCGGCTTTTATGACGGCTGCAGCTATTTTTGGATGGTTCGATCCGTTGGTGAAATGGTTAATCCAGGAGCTAGTTAACCAGGCTTCTCCAGATCCCGCTAGTTATGCAATCGTCCGCGCTGCCCTGGCGAAGATAGGTGATAAGTGAGCAAAACAACCTCCCGCGTCAAAGCAGCCCTAGAGTACGACCGTAAACGTTTCCAGTACGCCGATGACCCCGTTCGCATGGCCGTGTGGAACCTCGTCGAGGCGACGCTTAGCATGCACGAGGCGCACGAAGCTAGCGAGGAGTACGCCCGACACGGCGCTAAAGAGCCTCTGGCCGAGGCGCTTAACGCTTGGGCATTTGCCGTTGTGGAGCACAGGTGACGACTAAGACCGACCGCCCTTTCGGGTTCGTTCACGGCAACTTCCAGACGCCGCCGAAGCCGGCGCCCGCGACGGATCTGCCGCAGCTCGTGACGCGGACGTGTGCGGGCGGCTGCGGCAAGACCTTTCGGGTGACGGCCAAGAGCCCGACGGTGTACGCTCGCCAGGACTGCCTGCTGAGGTGTAAGCGTGACGGCGAAACCGGAAACGAACTTTCGGAAGAGGGTGCGCGCGGCCCTGGACCGGCTGCCCAACACGTACGTAATGTCCGTGCAACAAGTGGCCATTAGGGGGGATGCGGACTTGATCATCTGCATCAAAGGTCTCTTTATAGCCCTAGAGCTAAAGCGCCGGGGTGGCCGCAGTTCGAAACTCCAAGATCACAAGCTCGCTAAGATAAACGCCGCTGGCGGGTATGCCGCGGTCGTCTCGCCGGACAACTGGCCGGCCGTATACGCCACACTAGAAGGACTCGCAGCATGATCAAACGTCTCGCCCTCGCCCTGCTACTCTCCACCGGTTGCGGCTACTTCAAGAAAGTCCCCGAGTCAAAGCCCGAGATCGCCCCGCTTAAAGAACGCCGGCTGGCGGCCAAGCGCGACGGCTGGCTGGCCGAGCTGGCGGCGGCGAGCGACGAGGCAACCGGTTGGCCCTCGGCCAAGGACTGCGACGGGACGCTGTGGGCTGGTCTCGCTGCGGCCGGCGGCGGTAAGGTTAAACTGGATCTGGCCGAGCGCTCGCCCGGTGAAATCGTCCGCTCGCCCGTGACGCCGTGCACGCCGGCCAGCCGCGACATGGTCCTGGGCTACGCCTGGGGCCGCTGGGCAGCGGGTGACCTCCCGGCCCTGCAGCGCCTGGCCGGCTACGGCGAGGGGCACGACTGGTTTATGAGCTCTAATCACGAGATATCCTATATCGACCCCAGCTCGCAGGGCATCCTGGCACGCGGCCTGGACCACCTGTCGCACGGTGCCGACCGGCGGGGTTACGCCAAGAACCCGCTGGTCTGCGTTGCCCTCGGCAAGGACTACGAGCAACACCTGCAGGCGCTCGACGCCCTGCTGGCCGGCGAGACGACCGAGGCGGCCTACGACATCAACCAGGTCTGCCTAGGGGTCCTAAAAGAGTTTGCCCGCACGTCGCCGGACGACGGTCTCTTCGCCGCCGCGGCCGGCACCTATACGGGCGACATGTCGCGCGCGTTCGACCTACTGCTCGACGACAACTACCGGTGCCCGTCCTACGTGCGCGGCGCCCCGGCCTACTGTCTTGTCCACAAGATCTTCGCGGCACGCGTCGTGCTGCGGCGCTACCGGTTGTAGAGCGGCTTAGGCGCCGGCTCGTGCACCAAGTGGCAGCGCTTACACGAGATGACCCACGGACCGAAGCGCCTTCGTAGCTCGTCGGTCCGCGTCTCGTGGATGGCCCACGTGTGTTTGAAAAGGCACAGTAGGCGCATGCCTTTTTTAAAACTCCCTGCAGTTGCAAAAAAATAGATGACCGGCAAACACCCCAAAGGTGAAGGGTATGATTCGCCAGTTCTTGGACAACTGCTCAATGCTGGCGCTCACGGTCGTATCGTAGCCGTTGGCCACCAGAGTCCACAAGTCATAGCCAAAGAAAACGACAATGAATGCCAGCATAAACCAGCGCGTCCGGCTCACGGGTTTGCCCTCTCGTAAAGCCGGTCGGACACCTTGGGGGCTACCCACTTCTCGACCGCTATCTCGGCCAGGTCGCCAGCACCGGAACAGACGAGCGCAGTGGCTGTGCCGTAGGTCGCCGCCTCGCACGCCGCCCAGACGACCCAGTAGGTCACGACCCCGGCGAACCCGTGGTGCAGAACGTCAGTGGCGAAGGGATCTGGGCCGGCCTCCCAACGCGTGCCGGCGAAGTGACGACGGTACTCGGCCTCGCACGTGTCGTAAGGGTACTTGGCGAGTTGGTCGTTACACCAAGAGGACTTGGCCGAGGCGGCGTCAAAGACAACCGGAATGGTGAAGTTTAGGACCCAGACGTCCCGCAGGTGGAAGAACTCCATGACCTGGACGCCGAGCAAGTCTTCGAGCTTCTGGTACCACTTGGCAACCCACTCGGACAGCGGCGCGTGGTCGCCCACGTCGCCGTCGAGCCCCAGGGCCATGCCGCGGTAGGTGCCGCGCCACTCGGCCTCTAGGCGCAGGGCCTCGCCCTGGTGTCCGGCCTTGACGAGCTCGCGCTCGGCGACCGTAAACATGGCGTCGAACGCTTCGGCCGCAAGCTGGCGAACGTCCCCTTTCGCCAGCCTGCGGGTGACGAGAACCTGTGCCGGGCGCTCGTCATAGCGAAGAAGCGCCTCAGGCTCGGACTTTGCTTGTTCCTGGCGTCCACACGAGACGACTTGGGTCAAAAGACAAAGGGCGAGCAAAAGGCGCATCGTAACGTTCCTTTATGTCAGGGAATAATATAGGCGAAGCTGTCGGGGTCTCCTGCAATATTATCACACCCGAACGGCATAAGCGCGTAGCCACCATTACCCCAGTCGACGCCCCAGCTGTTACGCATGATCCACTGGTTGGCCTTCGTCCAGCCGACGATCGTCACAATATGGTTCGATCCGCTGTTGCGGCAGTGCGTCATGACTTCTTGGCCACTCCAGTCTGGGCCGCCGGCCTCGACGGTCGTGAACCCTTCGCCGTAAGCGAGGACCGCTTGCTTTATCTCGACCACCGTCGGAGCGCGGCCAGGCGCTCCGACGTAAGCCCACGTCGCGGCCTTGGCGGCGATCTTAGGTAGTGGGCGTTTACAGCGCGTCGTCGCGGCGCGGTAGGGATAGTCCTTCTCTAGGGCCAGGCCCACGTCGACAAGGTACTGGGCGTCATCCATATTGCCGCCGCCGCAGCCGGCCGCCTGGCGGTCACACGAGACCATCTGCTGGGGCGCCAACGTCATCGCCGGCTTGCCTGCCTTCGTAAGGCTGTCCTCGAAGACTTCGGTCTCGCCAAACGCCCAGCACGAGCCGCACGAGCCCTGGTCCTTGACCGGTCCGATAAAGCCCAGCTTGCGCGAGTCGTACTCGTCTGGCAGCGGCGTGGGCTCGGGGTTGAAGTAAAACTTCGGCGCGCCCTGCGTCAAACTCTTGACGTAGCCCGTCCCGTGCGGGACGCCCTTCTTGTCGACGACGATGTCGTTGGCGATGGCGACGATGCTTGAAAAGGCCAATAACAGGCCGAAAAACCACTTCATTGTGCGTTCTCCCTTAGTTCGTAAACTTGCGTCCCTGGGGCTTAGGTCTTAGAATTGTAGACTCATCCACCCGTAAAATCCAGTTTCACCCCTGTAGAGGAGACACCACCATGGTCAAGACTTGGCTCGTTCAACTCGTCGTTCAGTATGTCCTCGCTCAACTCGAGAAGTTCACGACCGGCGTCGACTGGGCCGCTGTCTTGGCCGAGGCCGAAGGCTACGTCGCGAAGTTCGTTCCGAGCTTCCTCGTCGCCACGGTTGACGGCGTGGTCGTCGGTGCAGTCGCCGCGGTGCAGGCTGCACTCGCCGACTCGGCGGACTTGGAGCTGATCCTAAAAGACCTGGCCAACGGCCTCTGGTCCGACGCGCTCGCGACCCTTGAGACGCTGCTGGGCAAGGTCGTGCACCCGGCGCAGCCAGCCGTCCTCGCCGCCGTCCAGGCGATGCGCGTAGCCTAAACAGAGAAGAGCCTAGGTACTCGGCGAGGAGTACCTAGGCAGCATTCGAAATATCTTCTCTATGGAGGCGGGCAGTTTAGCCTGACCCGAGGATAAGGCGCAAGGCCCCTTCGCGCCGGTCGACGTGGACGTGGGCGGGACACACCTCGATAAAAGAGAACCCCGCCGCGATCGCGCACTTGACTAGTCGAAATCTTTCGACCGAATCAGTGCAAGCAACGTCCACAGCATCAGCGTGAACAGGCAGGTGCCGGCTATCGCCAGCGCCCCCAACAGCACTGTTGTGGACAGGGCAGCGGACACCACACGTTGGACGAATAGCACAGCCCATAGCCTCCATGGTGTTTAGTCCGGCGAGCGTCAAAATCGTGACGGTCGTCGGGTCGTCGCAGCCGCACTTGCACCGTAGTGTCGCCGGGTCGATCATGACAGGGCCTCCTCGTCTAGTAGGCTCTTGCGGATGGCGGGCCAGTTGTCGCCGGCAACGAGCTTGATCGACGAGAAGACCTGCTGCCTAAGCTTCTCGATTGCCTTGGTGTTGGACTTCATCGCCGCCGCCAGTTCTTCGATGCCAGCCTCGGTTACGGCGTCTTTCTTCTCTTTAAAGGACCAGACAAAACGACCGATAGCCACCACCAAGTGCAGTGCCATAAGCACCGAAATAGCGGCGAGTAAACCGGGTACGCTGCCTGCGGCGATCAGTTCCACCTACAGGCTCAGGTTATAGGAGAACGAGAAGAAGAAAGTAATACCCGTGCCGTTGATAGCGCCGTAGTCAAACTGCGCCTTATTTGGTGCAAGAGAGATAATACGCAGAACAGGAGTACCAACTCCTGGCTGGTATGCAGCACCACAACCACCTAACTGAATAGTGCTGGTAAAGTTTGGCTGAGCGCCACCTGGTGGAAGCGTCAACGTAAACTCCGTGTCGCCGCTGCCGGATGCCTGGACATCAACCGCACCAAAGACCGTGACGGTGGACCCAATCATATTGTAATAGAGCTTATGCGCGGTAATGGTTGTGACGTTTGTTACAGCGGCAGCTGTTGGTGTGTAGCTTCCCGAGCCGGCATTGCCGCCATTGGACAGGTCAGGCAGCGTTGCCCCAAAAGGGAAATCAACAGGTCCAGTACCAGCCAAATCAGTCAGCGTATTCACTTGTTGTAGACTCATGTGAAACTCTCCCTTAAAGTGTTTTTGAAGTACCAGCGACGAGCAGCGTGCCGCCCACCAGTGCCGGTCCAATTGAATTTAAATACCCGCCCGCCTGTATGGTCCAGGTCGTGCCGCTCGCAATATTATATTGCGGCTGGAAGTACGACTGTCCCGTCGCGACGGTCAGGGCTCCGGGCTCTAGGTTCGTCGTCAACGAGCCGCCAAACTGCCGCCAGAAGGTCGTGCCGAAGGCGTTGTTCAGGTTGTTGTCGGTGACGGAGATGTAGACGTTGCCAAACGTGTCTTGGGCGAGGCTACCTATGTAGTAGGTCGTCGCGGCGTTCCACTCGGCGATGCCGGCCTGCATGAGGTAGGCGATCTGGCGGGTGATCAGGAAGAAAAGCGAGTTCATGTCCTCGATCGCCGGGCTGTTCGCGCCGACGACGCAGGCGAACCAACCGCTGACGTAGTTGGACAGGGCCTGCATGACCGTCGGGTCAGTCGTAAAGAGAGGCGCGGCGGCGGCGAGTGAGCCGATCTGCGCGCGTTGGTCAAACCCCGCGCTGTCGCCAAAGATCTTCTGGACTACTCGGCCTAACCTACTCATAAAGCCCCCTAGGGAATGATCGCGTTGGCGTAAGACAGCCAAGGCCAATCAGTGTGATAACTGGCGTAGTCGTTGAACGGCGTGCTGTTGACGGCCGCCGCGAAGTACGACCTAAAGCCGAAGAAGTGCGTGATGTCCGGCGCATAGATGATCAGCGGGATCTGGACGCCCATCGGCTTCGGCAGCAGGTTCTCGGTGATGAAGAGCTGTACCAGCTGCTGCGACCCGACCGTCGAGGCGATCAGGTAGCTCATGTGCATGTCGGCGTAGTCAAAAACCAAGACTTCGCCGGGGAAGTAGAAGTGCAGGAGCTGCTGGATCTGGGCCAGCGAGCTCCCCGAGTTGTTGGTCGTGATCGCCATCTGGATCAGCGACAAGAAGTCGGCGTCGTCGAGCGTGATCTGCGTCGTAAAGCCGGCGGCCGTCCTGGTCACGCCGACGTACTTGCCGATCACGTCGAGCTGCTTGCCGACGGCTGGCGACGGCGCGATGACGTTAAACCCAGCCTGGACGGCGAGCGGCAACGTTAGGTCGGTCTCTAGGATCTCTGGCACGACCGGTGTGGCCGTAGCCAGAAGCGAGTGGGCGCCGAGGACGAGCGGCAAGGCCGGGGCGTAGACACCGGCGAACGTGACCGTCAGCAAGAGACCTGCGATAGTCCCCGTGACAGTCACGCTGCCGAGACCAGGGACAGCCTGCAGCTTCCCCTGGACCGTAGCCGTAGAGTCGTTCCAGTTGATCGCCGCAGTCGAGTAGACGCCGTACTCTAGGACGAACGTCCCACTCGTCGGCGCGAGCGCAAACGTCACCGTCTGGACGGACGTCTGCGGCATAATAATCGGGGCGACTTGCGTGCCGATCGTCGCGTAGGCGCGTGGCTTACCAAGGTACTGAATTATCAGCGTGTCCTGATAATACTTTTGCAATTGGTAAGTTGTCTGGCTCATATGTTCCTTTTAGACCACTGAGACCGTTGCCGTAGCCGTGTTGCCAAAGACGTCCGTCACGCGTAGCGTGTCGGTAACGCTAACCGTCGCGCCGGCCGTATAGAAGCCGCTCGACGGGTTGATCGTGCCGCCAGAGTTGTTCGTCTGGAACGAGTAGACGTAGGTGCCGTAGCCGCCTAGGCCCGTGACCGTAATGCTGTTGCCGTGGACGACCTGCGACGAGCCCGGCGTCAGCTGCATCGGCAATATGATGATGTTGGCCGACGACGTCACGAACTGATCCTGCTTCGACGGCGAGGCGAGGATGTTCTGGTAGCCCTCGTTATAGGCGAAGGTGATCGGCGCCGGCGCTATGGTCTGAAGCGTGTTCTGGACAGCTACGATTAGGCCGTTGCTGCTGCCGACGCCCGTTAGGTTAAAGGTCAGCGTCTGGCCGGCGATGCTGCCCGTGACCGTCGCGGCCGAGAGGCCGGCCGTCGCTTGGACCTTCGTCTGAATCGTGCCGATCGAGTCGTTCCACTGGATAAAGGACGGCGACAAGGCGCCGTTATAAAGGATCTTGAACTGGCCACTCGCCGCGACGCCCGACAGGGTCAGGATCTGCGTCAGGGCGAGGCTTAGGCCGGCGTTCGTCACCAGCGTGTTGCTGTCGATGTCCTGGACGAGCGTGGCGAGCTCGTTGATGTTGACCTCGGCGTTGACGCCCGGGACAAAGAGGGTCGGCAGCTGCGCCCGGATCGCCGCGATGTTCGGCGCCACTGTGCCGTTGATCGACGTCACCGTAAACGACACGAAGAGGTTCTTCGTCACGACCACGTCCCAAAGGACGACGAACGGACTGCCGTCGACCTGGGTGATGACATAGGAGGTGGTGCCGAACATGCCGCAACCCGCGTTGCGGTGGTTATAGATCGCCTGGGCGATGTCGGCGTTCGCACCCGAGCCAGCGACGATGACCCATATGGAATGACTCGGCACCCCGTCGACGTTCGTCACGTCGGTGTCGTTCTCGTAGACGAAGGCCGACGACACGCCGTTGATGTTCTCTAGGGCCGCGAGTAGGCCCGGCAGGTAGCCCTGCGACGCGAGCGAGACGGACTTGAGGCGCCGGATCTTAAGCGCCGCGTCGGTCTCCTGGTTTATCCCCAAGGTCGTATAGGTCGTTGGGTTGTTGATCGACGTGACGCCGAGGACAACCGTTACCGGGATCGTGATCGTGTTCGGAACGGTCAAGACAGCGCCCGTGTTGGCCGCCTGAAAGTTAAAGACGTTCGTGCCAATTGACACGCCGAGCTGCGTCTGCTGCAGCTGCCACTGGTTGCCGGCACTGTCGGCAACCGTATAGACCGGCTGTACCGTCTGGTCGAGGCCGTAGAGGTTTACCGAGGCCGACGTGACGAGCGTTACCGGTGTGACTGTATTCGTGCCGGCTTGCCGCTGGATGCCGTTTATCGCGACGCGCTGGTCTAAGACATTCCCGATCGCATTGTCCGGGTCGAACGTGCTGTAGACCTGTTGCAAAAGGTCTTGAACATCGAGGATAGCCTGGATGAAAATATTCATCATTTGGCCGTCCGGCGTGTCCGACGCCAGGTTGATGTCGGCGCCGTAGATCTGCTGATACTTCGTCGTAAAGTATGTAACCCAGTCGGACCGCGTCATGAACGTTAGGCCATTGGCTGTCAGTGCGTTGACGCTCATAGTCTCATCCCGCTATTGGATTAGTGTCGTATTGATACACGCCGGTAACGGTCGAGTTGACGGTCGCTACTTTATAGACAACGGTAAAACGCCGCGTGCGCGGGTCCGTATTGGCCGATAGCTGTAGGATGCCTGTCACACCCACCGTGTTTAAGATGACGGCCGAAATCGACAAGTTAAGAGCTGTCTGGTCTTTAGCGCCCAGCTGGTTGAACCAGTCGATACCGGCCTTGAGGTCGAAGAAGCAGTCGCCGAGGAACGACCCGAGGCGCGTGTTGATGTTCTGGGCGATCGCCGGGTTGGCCGTCAGATAGTCGTTCTGACCCTTGCCAAAGAGCCAGTCGCCAGAAGAATCGATTTCACGCACCCGCATTTTCAGTCCGGTGTTAAGGTTACAGGTGCCGGAGGACCCACCTGCGTTGTCGCGGAACCAGCCGTTGTGATCGAATTCATAGGGATAGTTATATCAATATCCGTCTTAAGATGCGCGTACAACGTCTCGCAGAAGACCTTCCACGCAGGCACAGAAGGCCGTCGCGAGGGCATCGGCCGTGCCGTTGTTGAGTGCCATAACTAAGGCTCCAAAAACGTTTGAAATTTGACCAAGTCCGCCGGGAAGGTCGGCATCGTCAGGGGCAGGCCCATCGAATCCGTCCCCGCTGCAAGGTCGGTAAAGAGCTGGATCAGCGCGGCCGTATACTCGTTGCCGGCGATGTTCTTAAATTGGACGTGTCCGCCGTGGCCGATCAGGCCCTCGACCGTACCGGTGTTAAAGTGGATGTCTGAGTTGGCCTTGAAGGTAAAAAAACCGAACAGCGTCGTCATCGTGATGTCGCCATTCGCCTCGATTGTCAGCGTGCTTGTCCCCAGGCGGTTGCGTAGCTCAACACCCGTCGCGTTGTAGTCGACCAGGACGTTAGGCATGGACCGCAGCCCGACTAGGATCATGGCGTCAGAGAACGAGTGGAGGCGCGAGCTGTTGACGGGCGTGCCTATGTTGCCGCTATGGAACCAGTTATCTAGGTCGCGGTCGTTAAACATGACGATGCACTCGTCGCCAGGGGCGATAGGGAAGGTCAGGGCGCCGTTGCCGCCGCCCATGACGACAACGGGACAGTTCACGAGTAGCGGATAGTTTGAAGCCTGGGCTACGTAGTTTCCGGAGGAGTCTAGAACAAAAAACGTCTTCGGGTAGCTAATCGCCGCTATGGCCGTTTGATCGACGGGATTAAACGTCTGAATGCTGCCGACGTGGTGACAGTTAAACTCAAGGAAAAGGTTTTTCTTAAATAATTTCAGCACATCCTTGAGTTCTGGCTGCGCCGGGTAGAGGTTTTGTTTTACAAAAGATATTGGCCCGGTCATGGCACGATACCCGCCGCCGGCGTGCCCGGCTTAATGTTGTAAAAACCGCCTTCGGTGATTGCCTCGCCGCAAACGGACTCGGATATCATCCCGTGGTGTTTGATTTCCGTGATCTTATACTGACCGTTATAGGCAACGCCAGCGCCGACACCACCGGTGGCGTCGGTTGATCCCGACAGGCTGTTTAGGTTTATCAACGTCCCGACCTGCAGGGCTGGCTCGAAGATCATTCGAAAGCGCAGCGTTAGGTTTTCAAGCGTCGGGGTTTCCAGAAGTCCCGTCGCGGCGCTGACTGTATAAATGCCTGAATCGCCGACGATAAACTCGTTCGTCGCAATGGCGTGGGCATAACCGCTGTCGATAAAGTGGCCCCCTCCGGTCTTCTCCTGAATCAAGTCCGCAGTGTAGCCGTTATAGGAAGTCTGGCGCGTCGATACGGGACCAGGGTAGGCGCCCACGACACCGGGCGTGATCCCGTACTTTTCATAGTCGGCCATCAAGGCGTAGATGATCTGCTGATTACTCATGCCGGGTGGCAAAACCACCGACGTTTCGCTGTTTGCAAAAGCAAAACCGCCGTCAAAACATTCTATCTGAGTGATAAAGTTGATGCCCTCGCGCCGCGAAAAGGCCGTATGAATATTGCCGGAGAAGACGATTGCCATGTTGTTTTTATACCCGGCAACGAAGGTTACCGGGTATTTGATGCCTATGGCATAGCTGCTAGAGTCGACACGCAGTAGGTTGCGGTTGTGGAGCGACAGGTTGTAGATCCGAAGCTTGCATAGGTTAGCCGACGTCAGCGTGTTGCGGACGATGTCGAATTCAATAGTAAATGGCAGCTGAACTATGACCGATGCGCCGGACGGCGTGCCGATCGTTAGGATATAATTTCGTCCAAACTTATCCAACGGCGATAAGCCTCGCGTATTCCCGGCACTCCGCCTTGTCGAGTACGTAAAGCGTAGACGCTCGCGACGCGAAGTCTGGCTGTAGCGACGGCTCGCGGTTGGCTTTCGATATACAGCCGATGCCAAACGGAATGAGGTTGCGCCACTGGTTTAACATATTGATATTGTTCGTTACGCGCATGCCATTAAGGGTGAAGGTTTGATAGGTAATGTCGGTAAAAAACCATCCCTGCTGGATCGGCGAGTAGTAAAGCGTAAACGAGAAGGACGTGCCGTCCTCTAGGACGAACGTCTGCTGCTGTAGGGCGTTTACGGTCACTTGGTTTATCTGACGCATTACATACCCCTAGGCGACGGCAAGCGTGGATGCCAGGCCCTGCGCCACTGATACACCCGTCGATCCTGACCCAACGCCGTTGTTGATGACGGCCGCCGCCTGAGCCGCCGCTTGGCCCGAAAGAGACTCACCGGTCACGGTTGTCGATGCTATGCGAATCATCTTAAATGTAATTTCAAAGTCAGTTATGACGTTCGTCTCAGCACCCTGAATAGCCCGGAGTGTCTCGATGGCCATGTTTTCGAATACGGCGTAAGGCGTCTGAACGGTAAAGAGTACGCGGTTGTTCCACGCCTGGTAGAACTGCTGGAATATCTGCTGCTGCTTATTTTGCGGCGCCAGCTCCGACGTATTCAGGCCGTTGCCGTTAATAGTAGCCTGACTCGTATTGCCGCTGAGCGACGACCACGCGGCGCCGGCCGACGTAGCGACCGCACTTGCCGTCTGATAAAGGTCGAGGGCGGTGTTATAAGCGAGCTGCGCGGCCGAGCTAAGGCCAGGAGCATAGGCGACGATCGTCGTAAGCTTCTCGGCGGCAGCCTTTAGTAGCGCCAAGGCTGGCGGCGGTACGTCGTTTAGCTCGCCGATAAATCCGTGGGTCGTTATCTTATTCGGCCTAAGAGCAATTTGGTCCTGGATCGCCGTGTTGTCTTCGATGAAGTGGTCGGTGATGTCGCTTTGCAAAAGAACCGACTGCTCGCCCTCGTAGTGGAACATAATCGGCGGCGGCAGCTGCTTGTTAAAAAGGCCGAAAGTTTCTTCAAGGCTTAAGTTCTTGGGAAACCCAGGCTGGTAGCCGACGTCCGTCGTCGGCGTCACGAGGACGAGGTTAGACAACGCCAGGGCTGTCGTCGAAGCGCTACCTAGTGTCGAGAGGTTTATCGCCATTAGTTAGCCTGCGACTGTGGTAGGGAGCGAAAGGCGTCGCTCACGGCCTTCTTGACCGAGTCGCCCGTTTCCCTGGCGTTCGTCCCCGGATGTTGGAAGTTCAGGGTCTGCTGAATACTGGTCGTCGAGCCCGCGCCGCCGCCGCCTACCGAAGCGAGGCTGGGGAGGGACGGGCGCGCCATGTCGGCCAGACCGCCGGCCGCCAGATGGGCAACCTTAGGCTTGCCCGGGTTGCCGATCCACGTGCTGGCCGTGTTCTTGCCGCCTTTGCGCCAAGCCTCTAGATTGTGCACGCCTACCTGCTGGACCATGCCGGCCGTAAGGACGTACTCGCGAGGGTCAAGCCATGCAGGTACGGTGTCGTGGCCCTTCGGCCCGCCGCCGCCGGCGTAGTAACCCACCGGGCCACCGGCCGCCTTATGGGCTTCGTAGTGGCGCTTGTCGATGTCCGCGACATAGTCTTTCTCTGGCGCGGCAGGCCCTTCGGGGGTGTCGACAAAGTAGAGGCTATTCCACCTGCTATAGACCCAACGGTTGCCCTGATTATCGATGAATGCGGGGAAAGACCCCACGCGGTAGTCGGGGTTGTTGTCGGCCTTCCAGCCTTTCTTATTTATCGCATCATTAGTCAGGCCGCCACCAGCCATGTAGACCGGGCCGCCGTCGGCGAAGTAGGCCACGAAACCGCCCGCCTCATGTGTGCCAGCCCGCATGCCCGCGTCGGATGATTGGGAAGACCCCACGCCCCGTGCAGGGAAGACCTTCGCCTTCTCGCCGGCCTTATATGATTCAGACCCCATGTCTGGGAGATTCGTGCGGCTGGGTGGCGTGTAGAGGTGGAAGGGCATCTTCCCTTTTACTTGGTTCGTCACGCCCTCACGGTAGACATCCTCGGCGAGGGCCGGGTCGATGCCGTGTTGAAAGGCGCGTGCCTGCGCTTCGGCAACCGACTTCGAGCCCTCAACCCACATAGCCGCTTCTTGGCGCTTATTTTTCTTGTCCTCGTCGATCACGCCCTGCGGTAGTGGCTTGGCCGTCAAGGTCTCTAGCAGCTCGGTGAGCTGCGTAAAAATGAACGTCCAGCCCTCGAAGGCCTTGCCGATCCAACGCATAAGCTCGGCTTTTTCGGATAACTTCTCGAACGCGCCTGCCAGCTTAAAGAGCTTGTCGACCAGAGGGTCAATGTCCTTAAGCAGCTGCGGGCCAAACTTCGTTATGAAGTTGTCCTTGCCGAACTCGAACTTGCTTTTAAGCTTCGAAATACCGACGCCAACTTGCTCCATTGTGTGAAGCTGCGCCGAGCTGTGGACGCGGGCATCGGCCATGTTCTTGTCGTTGAACAGGCCTTTAAACAGGGCATCCTGCGACCGACCACCGATGCCGAACGAGTCGAGAACCATACGCGCTAGGCCTTTGTCCTTGGCCGATAGCGCGTATTTTTGCAGGATCTGAATCAGTTTTTCTGGCTGCTTTTCGAACTGGGCGATGTTCTCTTTGGTGATGCCCATCGTCTGCATGGCGACGCGCGCCATGCCCGACGGCGCACCTTGGCCGGCGAGGGTCTTCGCCATGTTGGACTGCAGGCTTTTAAACGTCCCGGCCATCTCATTCGTGGTAACGCCCGCCGCCTTGGCTGCCCAGGTATAGCGCTCAAGTACCTGCGTCGAAACGCCTGTCGACGCTTCGAAGTTCGTCAGGTCGATACCTGTCTCGCCAGCCGAGGCGCCTAGCTGCTCAAGGGCATAGGCAATCCCCAGGATCGCCGCCTTCGTCTGGAACGACGTACTGAGGATGCCCTCTAGACCCTTTTGTACCTTGACGAACGCCTCAAGGGTCTTATCAGACCCTTTGATGCCTATCGAAACGAAAAGTTCGGCAATCGTCGTCACGGACGGTTAATCTCCACATAAGCCCGGTCGTAGTCACTGCAAAACTTCTCGTAAGCCAGTGCCTGCAGAACCTCTCGCGCCGTCATCGTGCCGGCTTCCCTTATCGATGTCGCGTAACCGGCCTTGCACATTTTGATGTAGATCAGCAGGTCGTCCTCTTTTACGACTACTTCCGGGAGTCGGCGATCATCCCCATATATCGTTTGAACTCGGCAAAGAGGACTTTCCCAAAAGGGTCGATGTTTTCTTTGACCACCTCCATACACACGAACATGTAGTCCTGCCGGCGCTCGACCGGTTCGAACGACTGCTCGGTGATACGGAGGTCGCCAGTGCCCGTGTTATAAAGGCAGCGCTCCATACACTTCCAGACCATGCCCTCGATCTCAGGGGAGGAAAAACCCGCGCAGAACAGGTTCTTAATGAAGTTCGCGAGTTCGTCCTCCTGCTTAACCTGGATGTTTGCCACCTCTTTAAGGACCGCTTGATAAAGCGCCTTAGAAACGGCAAACGGACTCGGTTGAATCTTTAGTACAGCGCCACTAGGGCATTTTACTTCGCGTGATTCCACTCAAACTCCTCACTTTAACCGATGGCGCGCGGCGCGTTGCTGAATCGAATGGTATAGACCGAGATTGACTGCTCGATGTCGCCCTCGACGTTGGTCTTGCCTTCCACCTGCTTGACGAAGACGCCGCCAGCCACGTTGTAGGTGTCCGGAAGGACGCCCGCTTCGCCGTTGCCGATGTTCTTCGTGAAACTGCCCGAGAGTAGGACGAAACCCTGAAAGTTGTTCTGCTGGTTGTTCAGCAGACCGTTCATATAGATGTCGTCTTGCGAGCCGCGAATCAAGCGGAGTTTTAGCTCCGCTTGACGGCCGCTGGTATTCAGGCCGTAAATCGAGTTGCCATTTTTACCGGTCTTGACGTTGGCGATGTCGTTTGGAAACGTTAACTCGACGCAGTTGCCGTCGGCAAGGTCGGAAAAGTTCCGGCCCTTGATCACGATGGTGTCGTCACCTGACATAGCTACTGTTGGCATATAAAACCTCCCATTGTGTTTTTAAATCGTTCTTACGGGTTGACGTTAATAATAACGTTGCTCGTATGGATTGCGCCGGCTTCCTTGACAGCGATCTGAATGAGCGGAGCCTTGCGCGCCGCCCGGTCGAGCTGCGACTGCTGCGCGATCGGCGTCGAGTAGAGGTAGTAGCCAAACTGCGCAACGTTCGCCAAAAGCAGCGCTTGATTGCCGAAGGTTGTCGGGCTTGTCCAGGTACCCGGCGCCAAATATTGATTGTTCACGCCCTGAGCACAGACCAGCTGGTAAGCGGTCCGAAGGCCGGTCATGCCGCTCTCAGTTTGCGGTACCTTCGTGGAAGCCTGCGCCAGGTAGTTAAAGCCCGCGACCTGCAATGCGCCAACGAACCACTGGAGGTTATAAACGCTATCGTAAAACGTATTGGCACCAGAGGTAAGAACCTTCGGCGTCCCCTGGATGCTCGCGTAGACGTCGGCGCCCGCCACTAGGGCTTCGTTGTAAAGCGTCTCGGTCATCGACGGATCGGGCTGGATGCCGATCAAAGACTTAAGCTGCATGGTCAAAGTCGTATTCGACCCAGAGAAGTTGACCGACAGGCCGCGGCTGGCGTAAGCAGCGCCCATGAGCAGGGCGTTAAGGCCCGAGCTGGTCGAGTCGCCGTAGTAAAGGCCGCGTGACTGGCTGAAACCGCCAGTGCGGACAAGGTCAAGCGATCCGCCCGGGGCGATCGAACCAGCCGCGTACTGCGGGAAGAAGGCAATCTTGTTCAGCGGCTGAACAACCGCCGCGGCCGCCAACATGTCAACCTGCGACTCGATCGCCGCGCTGATAATGCCGAAATACTGGACGAGGTTCTGCGTCCGCGTGATCGCGGCAGCCAGGGTCTCCAGTGACAAGAACGGGATGACGACGAGGTAGCCGTTGCCCGCGAGGATGTTCGGCTGCTGCGAGAAGACGGCGTTTGCCATCTGGAACGTGACGCTCGAAGAACCGAAGTCGGTCGCGACGTCGCCAGGTTCTAGGTAGATCTTGTAACCCAAAGAGCCGAAGCTCAAGGCCGGCGTCTCGCCGGTGAAAATCGCCAGGTTGCTCGTGTTGTAAGCGTTAACTCCTAGCGGAGTCGCCGAGACCGAGATGTCGATAATGTTTGTAATTGGTAAGTCCATTTATGCTCCCTTATGAATTTGTGTAAACCGTCGGAGGATTTACAAACGTGTCGAAATATGGAACGGACTGGGTCTTCGTGACGGTGTATTGCAAGGCTATCGTTATTTTATACCTATAGGGTATAGCGGCGCCATCGATTTGCGACAGGTTAAGGAACTGAGCGCCCGGCGGCATTTTCCCAACGTAAAAGGAATTTGCATACTGCTGCTGCTGCGCATAGTTACTGTTAAGCGCCATAATCACCTCGCCCTTGCGGTCACGCGCCGCCGGACCGCGCGAGATGATGTCGATGTCGACCTTCGACGAAATTGTCGCGTACTGCATCGACACCATGTCGCCTGGCGAACCCACCGAACGATTGTTGTTTCCGAAGACGCGCGGCTGCATCTCCGAGACCGCTATGTAGAGGTCCGAGTCCGTCGGTTGCATGATCTTCTGATCCCAGAGATAGACGCGGCCATCCTGCAGGCCTAAGCCAGTTTGTATAATGTCGCAGAGTAAAAGCAGGGCCGAGCCAACGAGGATGCGGGCCTGCGCCTGCGCGCTGAGACTGTCGGTCACCTGCACGGTGTCGTAAAGCTGCGCGCCCTGACTCGCGACCACCGGAGGCGCCACGTAGGCACCCGTCGAGGGGTTGACCGTGCCGCCCGCGCCGCCCGCAAGCACCGCGTAGGTGTACGGCGCGGTCCCGCCCACGCCAAGGAATGAGGCGGGGACGTTGGCCGTTACGGCTGTGATCGACTGTGTCAGAGTTAAGGTCAAGGTTTAGGTGTCTCGACAACTTGGGGCTTGTTCACACCGGCTGCCTCGCCAAGCACGGCCAGCGCCTGCAGCACGGCTAAATGGTCTTGCCGCTTCATAACCATTTGAGCCGTGGCGTCTGTTAGAATCTTAAGTGCGTCCGATGGTGTCATAAAAACCCTTAAATTAAGTTAGTCCATGCTCCGGCCTCGTACCCCTGGAACTTGTCGAGGTCGGTGTCGTAAACAATCATCCCATTAAGTGCTGTTAGTGCGGTTTTCTCAGCCGTCGTTAGGCGTGAGACCAGCAGCGCCCTGTCAGTGCCGCCAACTTCCAGGCCAACGCTCGCGTTGGTAACCTTCTGCGATGGCGTGTTCACAGCCATCTTGGTCACATAGTTGTCGATATCCGAGACAACCCGCAGGCCCCAATGGTTGGCGGCAAAAGGACCAGCCCCAGTGATCTCGTGGTAAAACGCTGTAGCGTTGGTGCAAGTGCCGCTATAACCCGCGTTGATCACAACAGCGTTAACGTTGCGCCATTCCGTGAGGGTAAAATCCTCAGCGAAAATGCCACCAACCAACAAGCCGTCGAGTGCTGCCATACTGCCGTGGCCATGCATCTGCCCGGCAAAAGCCACCATCGCGTTGGTGCCCAGGTTAGGCCCAGCAGCGACGCTTGACCCAGCGTCTCCAAAGTCCACATCCGGCGAAAATATATTCATCAGGAAGTCAGAACCTGTAATCGCCGTGCCGTTCGGGACTACGAAGGACGTGAATATAACGTGCTGGCTACCGATGCCGACACCGCTTTGGGCGATGAGCTGGCCGCCGATATTCATGTTGACGCCATCGGCGCTAAAGATGGACTGCTTACCGTCGGCGGTTTGACCGTTCAAATTCATTACGCTGGTTTGGCCGGTAGTATGAACAGAGCCCATATTACCGCTGAAAAGACTGACACTTCCATCACCCCCAGCGACTTGTGGGTTTGCCTGGTAGTGGTCAAGAGAGCCATGCAGGGTCGTAACAGTTGGACTTATGTTTGACCCGTGGAAGCCCGAGGTAGCTGCCATCGTGGTTATTTGCGGGAACATCCCCAAGCCTTGGACGTTGGCTGTTGCGGGCACTGTGCCAATGTTCGTATTGACGCCGAGGGCGCTAAATCCCCCGGTGCCAAGCGTTGTAACCGTCCCACCAACAGCAATTCCGGAAAGACCAGCATTGCCTTCCATTGTGGCGATAGTTGGGAATATCGTTACGCCATTAAAATTATGGTTGTTTTTAATCTTCGCAATATTCGGTTGGCAAACCACTCCCTGGTAGCCATATACATCCACAGGAATTTGCGAGAAATCAGACATCCAAAGGACAGCGAAATTCGATGTCGGAATCGCTGCAGCATTGACGTTTAAATTAAAATCGTAGCCGTTGACTTGACCATCCAAAGTAATATTGGCTGAGAACTGATAGGAGT